ATCATAATAAGACTTAGCTAGCATACCCCTAAAGGAGTACCCTGTTAAGTTCATATCTGTGCCTGAGGGGTTATCCACAGACAACGTTAGTTCAAAGGTACCCCCTTGCTCTATCGTTATGTTATGTATTCCTGCTGACATAATAATTTCCTTAATAAAAACCCTGCACATATGGATTTTCCTCCATACGCGCTTTGAACTGATTAAAAGGTATACACTAAATTATTTTAATGACCTTTTCTTATATGTTATTATATCAAATTCCATCAAAAAAGTCAAGACATAAATTTTTTATGCACCTTGTAATTCTTTAATCTGTTGCGCTTGTTTTTCCACTATACCTTTCAACTCTTTGATAGATTCGATGTATAATGCGTGTAGTGCATCGTACTCTACAGTTTTATATACTGTATCTTCTTCCCCTGTTTGTAGAGGTAGTTTCTTCTCTATTACAGCCTGGGGCAGTACTTTCTCTACTTGTTGCGCGATTACACCTGCACTTCTTTGTCCATTATTCTTACGAGTAAACTCTACACCATTAAGTTGGGAAACTTTCTCTAAAGCGTTATCTAAAGTAGTAATACCCGTTTTAAGCCTTTCATCGGAGATGGTAGTAGAGTATGCAACAATATTGCCGTCCGCATGAATATCGCCATCTGCTTCTAGTCTCATCCTTTCAGCACCATTTACAAAGAAGTTAGTAGAGGAGTTATCAGTCCAAGTAATATAATCAGTAGTATCTCGTCCGATATGAGTAACATCGCCTCTTAAGTCTGCTTCAACACTGAAAGTAGTTCCCGTCAAGTCAAGACCTGTACCTGCAGTTAAAGAAGCCCAGGAAAACGTTCCATCTGCGTCTGAAGTTAATATTTGCCCTGAAGTACCATTGCCTGATACACTTAGTTCAGATGCTCCTACTGCACCAGCCGCGATCTCGGAAGCAGTAACTGCATCAGCAGCAATCTCACTAGAACCTACTGCATTAGCATCAATCTCAGCAGCTGTAATACTACCCGTTAAGATAGATACAAAAGAGGTACCGTTGTACACTTTAAACAAGGTATTTGCTGTATCATAAAAAAGTTGCCCAGCTACTAAAGAGGTAGAAGGTGCTGTTGTGTCACTATTGCTGCTCTTAATGGCAGTTAATGCGTTATTTAAATCCGAGCGCGTTGCTGGGAATGATTGATTTGCTATGCTATAGTCATGTGTTGCCATAATTTAATATCCTGAACTCATCCAATTGAATGTTTTTTGTGTAGCAGTTGAGCTACTGTTATAAAATGTTACTGTGAACCCTGAAGCAGTACTACTACTTATAGTCCAGTAATCCCCTGTGTTTGCATCTTGAAGAGTTATACCCACAGTAGGTACAATCTTATAAGGAGTAGCATAAGTAATTACTTCTGTACCATTATTAGTACCAGAACTACTGGTTACTCCTGCGTTTCTTTTTATTTGATCAGGCATATCTACCGTAACCGTTAATTCGTCTATCTGCACGTTATGAGACGTATTAGAGCTAGTTAGCTTTGCCCTAAACTCTAATCCTCTAGCGAAGTAGTCTCCTATGAAGAAAGGGCTCCAAGCGCCCCAAGTCGGAGTACCTGTTGGGTCATCTTGAGTAATCCTAGTTTCAATTACAGCATTAGTATCTGAAATATCAGTACCATCAAATAAACCTGAAGTGCTATCAAAATACCCCGTGGCTATATCGAACAAATCTTTAACGGATACTCCCGTACTAGATATAGAGCCTGTAACTCTACTAGTATATAAAGCTCCTAAATCTAAGGATTGATCAGTAAAATAGTAATACCCTACTGTAGGGACATCCCCTTCAATCTTATAGTTGGCCTGGTCTGTTTGTCCAAATAGGTTATCTGCCAGTACTAGATCATTATATGCGTTAATAGAACTAACGGTACTAACTAGTGCAGTATCAGTATTTCTTATGATTCTGTTATCATGAGTACCTGCTACAAACGTTACACCCGTGTTCCTAAGTATATTATTAGGAACTTCAATTCTATACCCTTCGCCGTCTTGGTTGTCGAAGATACCAGTATCGAGCACCATCTCTGTACTACTAACTCTAGAAGTGACTGTCGCAGTAGTGTCATCAGTTGTATTTCGTACTAACTTACCTATGTATTCATCGGTAAAACTTGCAGAAGGGTCGTACAGTCTATCGTACCCAGGCTCCATTTCATATACGTGTCCATCTTTATTATCGAAGATCCCCGAAGATAGAGTTAACTCGTTAGAGTTGACAAAAGCGCTTACAGTAGCAGTAGTAGAGTCATTTGTATTTCGTACAGTTCTTCCTACTAGCGCGGAAGTAAAGCTTGCGCCGGTATCCCTAAGATTATTAGGGCCTGCTTCTAGCTCCCATGTATCCCCGTGGTCATTTTGAAAAAGGGAAGAAGACAGAGTAACCAAACTAGAACTATCTATAGATGCTATGGTTGCAGTATCATTGTCTGTGTTATTTCGTATAGTTCTACCCACATCCCCTGCTACAAAAGTTGCCCCCGTATCTCGTAACTGAGTAGCTTTAGTTTCTAGCCTATAGCCATCTCCAGAAGCGTCAAATATATCTGAACTTAATGTAAGTACTGTACTACTATCTACCACAGTTACCGTAGCTGTAGTATCGTCCGTTGTATTTCGTACTAAATTATTTAGCCAAGTAGAGTCAAAAGACGCACTGTCATCCTCCAGTTTATTAGTAACGTGGCTCATATCATCGAAGTTACCACTTCTGGAATCAAAAGTACCGGAGGCAGAGTCTACAAAATTAACTGCTTGATACTCAGTACTTCCTACATTTAATACAGCGTTGTGAGTTCCTGTAGCTCTTGCATCATCATGAGTTCCTGAAGATACTACGTCATCCTCGTGAGTACCAGTAGTGTAGTACGCGTCATGTGTTCCAGTACTTAAACTCGCTGCTGATAATTCTATAGTATTATCACTACTATCAAAAAATATATCAGTAGTATTAGAGTCATTAACACCCGTATCTGCAGTATCAGACCCGAATAAACTATGTTGATTACTAGTATGTACTACATTAAGAGCTAAAATATCCGCTGTGTTGGACTTTATAAATGCAGTATTTTGTGATTCATTACCAGAAGAGTCTAGTGCTTTAATAAGATAAGATCCAGGTAACAAAGGGGCTAAATAGTTGTCCATATTACCAGGCACAGTTTTAGTAATATCTGTAGACCCCGCCCACGTTACTCCGCTTGTCTTACTAGTATGTCTTATCCAGTAGGAACCACCTATAAGTACGTCTAAATCAGATACTCTTGTCCACGTTAGATACGCTTTATCACCTTGAGCAACCATATTAAAATTAGTTACGTCCTCCGGAGCATAAAGTTTTCCGTATATTTCAGCTTCAACACTGGCATAGGGGGAATATATCATTAGAAGATTCTCCTTGTCTTAACTCTAAATTCTAAAGTTCCTGCAGGTGCATCATCAATAGTGATACTTTGCGCAGAGGTTTCCCCCATTGAAGCCCAGTTTGTAATTGCCGGAGCTTTTCTTCTCCACTCTACATAATAAGATGCAATATACGGATAAGTAGTTGATGTACCGGCCGTGTTTGGAGCATCCCAGCTAAAGGTGGCCCTGTTTTTAACGTTCTTCATAGAATCCACGTACAGTTCCTCACTTATTACTAGGTTAGTAGGGGAAGGGATAGGGTCTGCTGGGTCCGGTAGGCTACTAGTTGTCTTCTGCGAAAAAGCTAAATCCTCTTCGATAAGCCCGTACTTAGCCCCATGATACGCTAGAGAGGTTACCTCTACTATGTTATCCTCCACTTCTTTAGTAGTCAATACTCTGAAGTCTTGAGCGTCTACAGACCCCGGTTCCTCAAGAATCCATAGATGAGGGGATGAGGGGGTATTCTCAAAAGCAGAAGTCACTGTTAGTTCAGACACACTCTCCGTAGTACCTATGGTACTTACGTTTTTTGTTTCCACCCAGGTATAGGGCTTCCACTCATTCTTACCATGCGCGTTTAAACAAGCCTCTTGAGTCCCCTCGGCTTGTTTAACTCCACTTCGTACACACGCTTGTTCCGTATTCATTACTGTTAAAGTATAGGTACTCCCTGCAGTTACAGAAGTTGCATTGTCTAACTGAACTACTGTACTAGTACTACCGGAGGAGACCCTCCCTCCGTACCGAACACCTGCTCTGCTAGAATCCGCTACTTTTATTAAGTCCCCCGGCCTTAGGACTGCCCCTTCTAGCCCTGTATTAAATACTAGTACTTCTGTCTCATACTTTTCTGTATACAATGCCCACGTGCCTACTCTATGTGCCTGTCCTTGAGACGTACACCCAATAGCCCTAATATCTGTTGATATTATCTGGTTTCCCGAATCAATAATTCCTTGACTGTCTTCTACGTACTCTACATGCTGTCTATAGTAATCAGAAGGGTCGTTCCAAGTTACATACGCTACATTATGCCTCTGTTTTCTAGAAGACCCTTCATAGGAGAAAGACCCGTCTATAACATTCGCGTCACTAAAAGACATTACGGGCTCCTTTGGGGAATCTTGTATTGCAGTAATTTGCCCCTGCTGCCAATATATCATACCTCTAAAAATTGAGGCTATGTCGCTTAGCATTTTAAAGGCCTCTTCTCTCCCCTGTAGGTACACATTACAATTAAAACGAGCTTCCTTATTTCCCCATCCGTCACTAACTCCTTCAAAGTTGCCAGAACTATCTACCGCATCACAATACTTTGCAATCTCGTATAAGGACCACTTGTCCATTTGGTTTGCGTCTAGCCATCTGCCCAACCCATACCTTTCGTCAGTACATAGGTCATATAGTACCCAAGCTGGGTTATTTGTCCATTCTGTATCAAAGGTACCGTCCCAAGATCCGGAGTATAGATTATCTCCTATTGCTGTACCTGACCAGACTCCTCCCGCTTGCTCACACCTATCCTTTCGTCTATACCCTGATAAATTACAGTGCCCTGGATCGTAGGGGGTGTAGTTACTAGGCACTTTTATCTTTACCCCTTTTATTTCGTAGCCCCTATTAGGGATGCTAGTAAACTGTCGGGCATTGACCTCTATAGCAATCAAAGCACTATTGGGGTATCTTAATTTATTATCGATAACTATTGCGTATGTTCCGAAATACAGGGAATTACTGGTTTGGGCATCCGCAGCGTCCGAGGTAAGTCGTACCACTTTTATAGCTATTTGTGTAAACCCCGAGCTTTTCCAGGCAGTAGGTATATCCATCCTATACGATCTTTCGTACTTTGAGGTAGTTTTCCCTTCCAATTCCCCATCCACTAGTTTAGTCCAACTGCCATTATTATCCTTCTCTAGGTATATTTCGAAAGAGACACTGGACCCGTGTAAGCTACCTTCGGTGTCCTGAAAGGTTAGTCTAGGTACATACATAGTAACTCGTAAAGCATCTAATGTGCTTCCGTATACTGTTTTTATAACGGGCCCGGGGCTACCTTTTTTTACTTCTTCGTTAACAATCCTCTCGGTCTCCGCACCTGAAAACCCTGGTATATAGGACTGCGAGTTAGTACCTACTCTAGTAACATATGTAACATTATCAAAGTTACTTCCCCCTGCTGCATCTACCAAAGGGGTTTCGTTTAGGAAAATAGAACTGGTACCCTCTAATAGACCCCCTATCTCTCCCTCAGAAACTAAGTCCACTATCCTAGCAGTTGCCTCTGAGAATAAAGTATTATCATCCTCTGAAGGAGCTCCCCCACCCCCCTTTCCTCCTCCTCCAGAACCTGCGATATTGCCTGTTCCAAGACCTGCATTATGTACTCTAATATTGCCTGCTATAAATGTATGGTTATCTTCGACGGTTAAGTTATACACGGAAGAAGCCCCTAACTCCTTCACTTCTATAATAGGACGTAAATGATTATTCTCATCTACTAAACAATCGTCCGTCCCTAGGTGTCTTATTTCTACAAAAGCGTTAAATTGATTTAATACCCAGTGATTAGGAGTAGCATCTATGTATCGGCCCCCCCAGTAAGTGTATCTAGTTATAGGCAGGTTCTCATGCTTGTGCACTTTAAGAACTTTAGAAGTACGTATCTCGCCCACATCGTTAAAGCTAAGTACCTCGTCCCCCACTTTTAATTCATCTATACGAATACAAGAGCCTTGAGTACTTACTAAAGTTCCCCCTTCAAAGCATCCTCCTCCTGAGCCTGATATCCAGTTATTTTCATTCATAATATATTGTCCTTATTGTACATAGTCTTCATTCAGTATTGAAGCGCTTATTACCGCTCCTCCTACCATTAATTGCCCATAACATACTGGAATTGCTATCCCTTGTTTAACTGTATTTGTTGACCCACTAAACCCGAACCCGTTATTATTATCAGCGTACTCTGCTTCAGGGCGTTTAGGAACTCCTACAATTAACTCGGTTACTCCACTTACTACTAAATTAACACCGATTGTCATAGCTATAGCTGCCCCCCACCCTGCTGCTCCCTGCATTATTGATACGGCTCCGCCAACGCCAGAACAGCCTGCGTATAAACAAGTTACTATTATTATAATAACTCCTATAATTATTCTACCCCAAGCACTTTTCGAACCTAAAATAGTGGGTATTATCTTAATAGTATCTTTGCTGGTACGCATATTCAGCTCTGTAGGGTCCTCTATGTAGGTCTCCCCCACCACCACTTGATATCCTGTATTCCTAGAGTCTGATTCTGCCATAAATTGCTTGAACCCTGGGTTATTAGCGCACAAAGCTTTAATAGCCTCTCCAGGGGTTTCTATATCAAACTCCCATTCTTTACCGTACTTCTCTGCTAGTTCCCCGTATAACTTTATCTTCCGCAACATAACTAAGTACCATCCGTATCTTCAACAGCAATACCACTGCTTATTACAGCACCCCCGATTATTAATTGCCCATAACATACTGGAATTGCTATCCCTTGTTTAACTGTATTAGTTGGCCCACTAAAATTGTGCCCTACTTTATTGTCCGCATCTCTAGGTGGCTTAGGTTTAGGGGCTAGTAGCTCTGCTACTCCGGACATCACTAAGGATACACCTATATTCATGGCCACTTGCCCTAAGAAGGTGAACCCCACCCCCTCTGTGTACCCATATTGGTAAGCTAAGTATATCATAACAGCCCCTACCAGTATTTTGCCTAACTTTGACTTAGACCCCAATACTACAGGTATTATCTTGATCTCTGACCTCCCGGACGGTATAGCGATCTCCTTAGAGTTTTGTATATAACTTTTTCCTACTACTACTTGGTATCCTACCCCCCTATCTTGGGAGTGCAGTAGGAACTGCTTAAGCCCTTCATTATTTACGCATAACGCTTTAATAGCTTCTGCAGGGGAATTTATATCTAGGGTCCATACTTTTCCGCATCTATCTGCTAGTTCTCCATATAACTTAATTGTCTTTAACATAATGATTTGTGCCTTAGATGATGCGTAGTATACTTCCTCCAGTACCCTCCGTAAATCTCTCTATTAGAAAGTCTACCGTGTACGTGGTGTAAAATTTTATCGTTCCCTATGAAAACTGCGGCATGGTTTGGTACAGGGGAGACTAATTTTATTAAAAATATATCATATTTTCGTATGTCAGACTCGTCTTTTATTTGTATAAACCCTTGCTCTTTATAGTTTTCTAAATATCGATTCTCTCCTTTGTCCCACCAACCATCTTGCCCACTATGGCAATCAAAATCGATATTTAGCTCTTTTTTATAATAGTCTCTAAGCAGCGTGCAGCAATCTAATGTCCCGTAACTGAACTGCCTGCCTATAATAGGGGCCTCGTACCCAGAAGGGGCCCAGCTGTATAATCTGTTACCTGGCCAACTTAAAATATGCCAAGGTTTTTTGGTGCCTTCACAAGATACTTTGTCTGCTTCTGACGGCTCGCACCCTTCATTTGGATGAGAGTGACAGATTGCAATAATACTACCAGTATCCTCCGCATCTGCATAACTTATAGGATCTATTATGAAATGCTCTTCGGGATTCTCTGCTATATTATTAGCGGGAAAATACCTCTCTTTTTTACCTACCCCAATAATAAAGCCACAGGCTTCTTTAGGGTACTCAATTTTTGTGTGTTCTGTAAAGTCCTGTAAGGACTTCTCATTCATCGTACCATTCCCATTTTGATACCTGCTCCAGGGAACCCACCAAAAGGGCTTTCTACAGACTCAGGAAACCTAAGCTCGCAAGAGGTAAATGTTTTAGAACATACATCATCAGAGGAGCTTGCTACAGTATTATTATCAGTATCCCAATAACTTGATCCTGCGTACCCACATTCAACACCCTTGTACACCCAAGGGCACGAATTAGCAACCACTACTCTAGAAGGTAGTTTAATTCCTTGTACATCGTATGCTGCAGTTAGTTCAAATTGTACATGGGTACGGGTTTCTGCTGCTTTTCTATCTACATACCATATCTCGTTCGCAAAATGTGCAGTATCGTCTGCTAAAGCGCTAGCGTACCAGATACCTGGGCCCGATGCTGCTTCGCAAGTAGTCTGAGTATACGTGGTCCATGTACCTACAGACCCATTTTTATTGGCGTCTAAACAATCGCTCTTACTAAGACTCGGGTCGCTACCCGACTCCCCTGTACACACTCCTCCTACAGGGTACCCGTCCGTATAACAATACGAGTCTATATACTTAGCAAACGTTTTTTTACGAGTAACTTTTGCTCCTATTAAATCATCATAGCTACTTATAACAGCAGCTAATAGTGAAGTTATATTTGCTACAGTTAGGGTAGGTCTAGGCAATGCGCCTTTAGCGCTAAATTCGAATCCGTCTGCATCAACAGGTAGAGCTGAATACTTATTCCCCTGCCACACAATTTCCTGCATATTTTCATTTTGCCCTGAGTGCCACCTAAATATAGGTTGGGTCGAGGGGGCAGTACCTGTAGACATATCTAACTCATATAAAGTTATAAGGTCTCCAGGCTCAAATCCGTGTATATCCTGAGTTATTTTATTTGACATTTATGGCTCCATTACTTGTCTAAATGTTGCAGTTACCGAAACTACCCCAGTAACCTCATTTTGAGTACTCCACTTTTCTGCGACGTACTTCTTATAAGGGTAAATAGTATACGTTTCTCCACTTGACATAATATCGGTAGCTAAAGATAACTGTGTACCACTATCTACTGCGGTGACTACGGCGGTAGTACCTCCTGAGTCAGTAACCGTAGTATTTAAGTACTTACTAGTAAAATATTGAGTAGTATCTACAAGTTTTTTTGTAGCCGCACTAGTAGTAGTACTAGCTATATCGTACCCTGTAGGGTACCAGTCAAATGCAGTTACCCCTCCCTGATCCTCAAAAAACTTCACTATCTTATTAGCTTCTACTAAGGTTCTGTTCTTCCATCTTAGGTCCCAGGTCTCTAAAATATTATTGATCCCCTGCCCAACCCTCTGTTCGTACCCGTCCCCATAAGATGCTTGTAGTATTTTAGGCTTGGAGTCTAGTTTCTGCCCTCTATCGGGGTTAATATTTACTTCTGTGTTAAAGTTTGCCATAATTAGTATTCGCTAAGTAGCCCTCCTGGACGTTGTTGTTTAACTAGTTCTTGTTGTATTGCATGAGTCATCATAGAACCTAACTGCTCAGCCTGTTTAGTATCTCCTCCGCCGGTTTTCTCTACATCAGACTTACTTCCCCCCTCACTATCAACGGTTACATTAATGGTAAAGTTATTGTTATTAGTGCTGCCTCCCCCTGTTACAGGAATTGACTTACCGTCAGGCAAGGGTACTATAGCTTCATTGTGCTTACCTTCCCCAATTAATCCTAGGGTAGGTTTGTTTACTATTCCGCCGTTAGCGAAAGCTCTAAAGCCTCCCTTAAATATGGCACCATTAGCAGCCATAGTAGGGTTAGCATTTCCATTTACAGGAGTGCCCCCAGACCCTCCAGACCCTCCAGACCCTCCAGACCCTCCAGCAGACCCTAGTGCGGCATTAAATATAGACCCTATAATCATATTAGTGATCCCACTAACAGCCGTTTGTCTGCCTAGGTTGGATAGGCTCATTACCATTCTATCAGTATTGAACTTGTCCCCTGCCATTACATTTGTCATCTCTGCAGTTAAATTACTAGTTACCCCATCCTCCATAGTATTGATAGCATTTTTACCTATCTGACTAGCACTATACTGACTATTTACAATAGTACCAGTATTATTCAGGTCATCCCCTTTGCTGCTATTACCCCCAAATACATCAGGGGTTTCGATCCCTTTAGTTTGATCCTCTACTATACGTACTTTCATACCTGTGGAATCTGTAATCATAGACATGTTTTGGTCTAGCAAATGCTCTGCCGGTGTAGGAGCCAGTAGGTCAAGTTTACTTCCGTAATCTTGCCACATTGTATCCATACTAGTCTGTGCCTCCGTTTTAGGACCTTGCTCTCCAGGGTATAAATACCCAGGATTAGCGCCCTTAAGAGTGCCGTCCGCTAACTCCCCCGGTTTTAACGCTTCCAAAAGTACAGATACTTTCATTAGAGCGGGGCCTAATCTTTCAAATGCCTGTCTCACGGCAGGAGTTGGCCCTGTTTTTAACATTTCAGGACTAAAGGCCTTGAATGGTCTCCATCCTTGTATCGCCTTCCAACCCTTGGTTAAATTAGCTTTAAACGCTTCAGTAGTTTTGGTTAGCTTAGCTAAATCATCTGCTAGTAGTCCTTTCTTACCCAACCATTTTTGGGTACCTTCAGTAGCTGTTCTACCTTTATTCCACCAAGAAGTCTTCTTCTCCGCAATTTTACCCCACTGTAAATCTTGTTGGGGGAATAGTTGCCCCTGTGTCATAGGCTGTCTACCAAATTTTTGGAAGTCTAGCTTAGTCTGTGTAATACTATTACTAGGGTAAGGGTTCTTAGCGCTGAAAGGAGCGTTAGTTTTTGCAGAACCTAAATGATTGCCTTCTTTAGGGAAGCGCGCCTCTAACCATGCCTTATTAGTAGGCTGACGTAGCCCATCTAGTTGTGCTGTATGCCTCTCTCTTGCAGTCATACCAGGTTTCCATTTAGAAGACCTGCCGTCACTCTGCGGAGACTCCCTTAAGTCTTTAAGGGTATTTAGTTTTTTATTAGCTTGTTCATCCCAAACAGCAATAGAATTAGGGGATTCATGCTTAGTGAAGAACCCTTTTAACCACCCCAATAAACTATTTCCTTCTGCTGCTTTATCTATAATCCTTTGAGCCTCCGCTTCTTTTGCATCTGCCATATCCTCCCTAAAAGAAGGGTCTGAGGAAATTTGCCTGTTTACCCCTATAGACATTAGGTGCTCTATTCTATCAAGAGCAACACCATATTCATCTAGGTCGGATGAATCGTCTAATCCACGCAGCATCTTGTTAGCATCTTGCATCTCTCGTAGCATCCAAGCTCTTTGTTCTTTATTTTGATACCCAAAGGACCCTGTAGCAGCTTCTATATTCCCTGATATAGCTAAGGAGGTTCCTTCTTCTACGCGTGCGGCTCTTCCGGCTTTGCTGTCGTCTACAACTCTAGTGACACCGCTTCTCATATGGGTTAGCTGCGACTCTAATATGCTTCTCATAGACCCTAGGGAATCCTGTAGCCTCTGCTGTTCCGTTTTCGGAAAAAGCGCCTCTGCCATTTTATCCCCCCCAGGAAGCATACCAACTATTCCGCTTAATAAGCCTTTATTCCCAAATACCATATTTGAGGCAGATTTGGCTATAAAGTTGCCTCCCCAATCCGATAAAGACTTAGACACTGCTACTCTTATTCTCTCGGCAGAGGTTAGCCCATCATCTGGGGCATCTACTCCATGTATTTTATCTGATAATATATCCCCTAGAGACTGGGTAGTAGCAGAAGCAGCAGCAGTAAAGAAAGAAGCGTACTTCTCATACTGCATTTTTTCTATTTCTGCTTCCGCTTCTTTGTACGCTAGTAGGGTTATAGCTAGTGCTGCCTCCTCCTTCATACGCTTGTTGGAGGCATCTATTACGTTCATTTCTAGATCTGCTAGCTCTGTGCGTAGTTCTATAAGGGTCTCGTGTTGCCCCACTAATTCCTGTTCTAACTCTAGTTTACTTAGTTCTTTGTCTATAGAAGCATTCTTCTTAGTTAAATACTTACCCTCTTGGGTAAATAAAGAGGTCCACTTCTTCCAAAGTTTCATGCCGGAAGTAGTATTGAAGATATCTTTCCCAAATTTATTTCTCAATAAATCCATTGCATAAGTTACTTTCTGCGTTTC